ATACCATCTATCATTCTGCCTTTTCTATCTTTGATATCAATATATGCTGTTTCTAAACATTCTTCCATTGTAAGATTATTTCTTCTCATTATATTCAACATAATAACCATCATATCACCTAGGTCATCTTTCATATCTTTTTGTTTACAAACACTATCACTTAACTCACCAAGTTCTTGTTGTAATTTTAAAACTTGGTCTTTATCAGTAGAACCTTCTATTAAGTTTCTATCTTCATGCCATTTCATTATCTTACTAATTAAATTACTAATGGTAGTATCTGAAATATTGGCAGCACCCAATTTGTAATGCAAAGGACTCATACCACTCATGAATTTGTACTTTCTGTTACTGTCCATCTACCATCTGGTAACTGACATACTGTTCCTGTTTCACTCTCTCTGTTTATACCTGACATTGGCCATTGGTGTTCAATACTAATAACTGACTCATAATCTCTACATCTAAAGTTATGATTTACATAAGTTCTATTAATTGTAACAGAACCCCAATTACCAGTAGAAGCATTTCCCCATGTTGTATGACTTCTCTTACCAGGTGCTGTATTAAGAGTATCTACGAATATTGCTGTGTGTGTATTCATATCATTTTTATAAAACATACTAGAACCCCACATAGCACCAACAACGGTACAAGCAGCAGTTAGTGGCATATTCGTATCAAGTAATGCTCGACAACCAGTATAACCTGCAACTGCACCAACAGTAGTTCCTAAATGACTTCTTGTATTGTGTTGAGAGCAACCAGTACTAATTAGTAATATAGACACTAGGCAAATAACATAAAAAAATGAAAATAATTTGCCTTCATGTTTTCTAATAAAGAACATATCTTTTAATGTTTTTTTGTTTTGAAAATTTTGTATCATCTACCTATATCCTTTATGTTTGATTTAGTAATAACTTGATAAGCACCTTTATTATATGCAGGTGCAACTGTAAAATTTTGACTTTCTTGTAATCGCCAGTTTACTTGTGGTTTAGTACCACTAACTTTTGTGGTGCCCCCTGCCTGATTCGAACAGGCCACCTGCTGATTACAAATCAGCTGCTCTACCGAATGAGCTAAAGGGGCAGACTTTTCAACAGGTGTCTCCCACCAGTTAGGGACAACTTTAAAATCTTTCCTACTCACTTTTCTATCGGGATCAATACCTTTACTAATCAAAAATTTTCTATGTTTGGCTCTTGCCTCTAATAAACTCTTAGTTTCAGTAAGTTTTTTCTTCTTACTTCTACCTTGATATACATAAATTAAACCCATAATATTCTCTTATTATATACTAGTTTGATGTTTTAGTCAAGCTCTCAGTAAATTTTGGCATAAAATCGTGTTTAAAAAACTGTCTGCCATTCCACTTTTGACCGTAATCAGTCCAAAAGTCATTGTCACCATAACCATTTTCACCAAATTCATCATCATAAGTATGATAATATTCTGAACCTGATATCATATCTACACCAGAACGACCAGTAAAATTACTGGCACTTTCATTGAAGTTCTTATCGCAATAAGATTTTACTTTTTCTTTTAGTTCTTTTGAGTTCAATCTCTTTAATTGAGATAAAGGAACATTTCTGAAAATAGTATGATGTATTTTAAAATCTGGATCATACTTTTCCTCAGAATCGGTATACTCTCTCCAGTATGTTAAATGTATTGTACCTTCTTTACTCATTATTTACAATCTTTGTTTTTATATTCTTCAGGTTGTATTGAACATTTGTAGTTTTTGTCTGCCTTCATTCTCATATCAGCGGCAATACCGTCTAATATATTTGGCATATTGTTAAATATAACTTGAATAATCTCTAAAGACATATTGTGCATGAGTCTTTGTACTTCAGCATTCATAACTGCACTATGGTCTATATCAGTACCTTTGATTGTCTCTGTAATTATATGAGCACCTGTTGCTGTATTGTAGTCATTAGCCGAAGCAGATTCGACCCATAAGAATAAACCCCATATCCAAACGCAAACTATAATCAATCCTGTTTTCATTATATAATCTCCTTTGCAATTTCTTTATCAATTAGATTTTCACTTATTATTTCAAACAAAGTTTTACCTTTAGTGAAAAGTTTTGTTTTTGCAATCTCAATTCTTTTCTCTAATCTAGCAAGACTTTGCATTTCTTCATTTGTCATTGTGTTTTTTTTCATAATATAGATATAGTATATCAGAAACCTACGCACTTTGCAAGCATTATTCCAATAAAAATGGACTAAAAAAAGGTAGTAAAATCAGGGGTTTATGAGATATTTAGAATGATTCTAATTTGCAAAATCGTGTAGAGACACCTAGGGCTTTAAAATGAGTAAGTTTTGTTCTACTTTTGTTCTTCTTTATGCCAATTACTCAATCTGCCTCGTAAGTAGTGTTTAGCAGGATCATATCTATGAGATACATTATCATACCACCACTTTGAAGCAAAGTTGAGCATAGTTTTAAACTGTGCCATCTTATCGCCCTAAGTGTTTTGAAGTTTGAGATATCAAATCAAATTTCGGATTAAGTTTTACCAAAAAGGTATCACTTATTCCTATTTAGACAAATTATTTTTTTGAGATTTTTTTGAGCGATTCTTTTAAAATTTTAGAACCGCCAATACGAACATTGATTATGCCGTTGTAGTATTCATCAGTCTCTAGGACTTTTCGTTCAAACTGTTCTTGTGCTTCTAGATAACTTGCAACACCTCTACTCGGGCAATAATATAGTATCTCTCTTGTAAAGTTATCTTCACCAAGACTTTTTACATCATCAATTAAGTTTTCAGACGATCCCCAATAAGTTCTCCAATCACTTTCTTTAGTGCCTCGTCTTTTATTCTTTCGACCTTTAAGTGGTTTCTTTGTAGTCTTAAATTTTGCTAACTTCTTACCTATATATTTCTTACCATTAAAGATATTAGTTATTAGATATACGAAGGCTTCACAACCTTCAGGTAGTTCTTCAACTATTTTATCTTGATAAGTCCACTCAGTCCCAGTTTTCATCAATGTCCGTCACCGTTTCTTCAACTTCTTCGTGTTCTTCACCACAAAATGGACAAAATTGTTCTATATAATCATCTGGCAAGTCGTGTTTTACTATGTATGTAGCGCCACAGTTATCACATACCGTTTTCATATTAGGGTTCTTTATCATAGTTTAAATCCTTTAAATGTTTCTTTCTCAACATCCTGTTTTATACCACCAACGATATAGCTTTCTATCTCAGTTTCTTGTGGTGCGTTTTGAAGTCCTCTACTATTTAACCAATGTTGGGTCCATGGTAAAGGATTATTATTAGTTGGTTGGTCATAAACTTTATTTAGACCGATTGCTCCCATTCTTTTATTTGCCATAAATTCTACATATTGATTTAGTAGTGTATCATTTAGACCAATCATAGAGCCTTTATTGAACAAATATTTTGCCCAATCTTTTTCTTGTTGAACAGCTTTATCATACATATCATAAACTTGCTGTTCACATTCTTTCATTATCTTAAGCATTTGTTTATCATTTTCTTTTTTACGATAGTTATTTATGATGTTTTGTGATACTGCAAGATGTAAGTTTTCGTCTCTAGCAATTAGAGATATAATCTTAGCAGAACCTTCCATAAGTTTAAGTTCACCAAAAGCAAATGAGCAAGCAAATGAAACATAGAATCTAATGCCTTCAAGTATATTTACATTTACTAATGTTAGATATAACAGTTTCTTTAATTCATAATTGTCACCTTTACCAAACAAATGATATTGATGAGCATAAGTTATAAATTTATCATAAGCCTCAGTTACAGTTTTTGCTCTTGCCATAATCTCTGGTGTATCAATGATTGTATCTAGAACAGCAGTAGGATCAGGATAAACATTTTTCATAATGTAAGTATATGACCTACTATGTATTGTCTCACTAAAATCCCACGCAACTAACATAGATTCTAATTCAGGTAAACTACAAAATGGTAAAAACGCAAGGCATGGACCTCGACCTTGTACACTATCTAATAATGTTTGATACTTTAGATTAGATGTAAAGATATGTTTTTGTTCATCTGATAATTGTAAGTAATCGTTTCTATCTTTTTGTAAAGATACTTCTTCAGGTCGCCAAAAGAAACCTAGTTGTTGTTGATTTAACTTTTCAAAAACAGGATATCTTTGTTGGTCATATCTTTGTGTATTAGGTTCTTCGCCAAAGAACATGGGCTGTTTTAACCAATCTACTTTTTTTGTATTGAATGTTTTAGACATTATATAGCACACGCCTCACAATATTCTTGATAATCTTCATCTGTTTTAAATTCTTCTCTAGTTTTCATATCTTCCTTTACATCATCATGCCAACCAACTGAATGAGTAGGTTCTTCAACATCTGCTTTTGCGTCATATGTATTTTGATAATAAGATGTTTTCCAACCTAACTTGTATGTGGTTAACAAGTCATTTGCCATTACTGAAACAGGCACCTCGCCGTCAGTATAATTCTCTGGATTGTAACTCCAGTTCCCACTAATTGCCTGGTCAAAATATTTCTGCATAATAGAAATAGTATTAATATAACCTTCATTACTTTTCATATCCCATAACAAAGTGTAGAAATTCTTTAATCTATAATAGTCAGGAACTATTTGTTTGAGTGTTCCTTTTTTACTTTTCTTAATCGAAAGAAAATCACGAGGCGGTTCAACACCGTTTGTAGCATTTGATACAACCGAACTACTCTCTGATGGCATTTGTGCCGAGAGTGTACTATGTCTGAGACCGTCTTGCTTGATATCCTGTCGTAAAGCAGACCAATCATAACTTAACTTTCTTTTGACTAAATCGTCAACATCTTTCTTATATGAATCGATAGGCAGAATGCCATCACTATATTTAGTTTTATCAAAATACTCACAAGCACCTCTTTCTTTTGCAAGAGCATTACTTGCTTTTAATAGATAGTATTGAAATGCTTCTGAAATCTCATCAACTAATTTCCATGCTTGTTTGTCATCATATTTA